AATTAGTTGACGGTTATGCTGTCGACACATATACACTAGGATAATATATGGGCCGTCCTTTATATACTAATAACGCAGCCACTTATTTGGCTTTCGGAATAACCAATACAGCAACAACAATGCAGGTGTCTGCTAATGCTGGAAGTCTATTCCCAAATCCAACTGGTGGAGATTACTTCTACGTTAGCCTAATCAGTTTAAGCGGCCCAATCATTGAGATTGTTAAGTGTACTGCTCGTTCAGGTGATGTATTCACTATTGAGCGTGGACAAGAAGGCACAACAGCACAATACTGGAACACTGGTGATAACGCCCAATTGCGTATTACTGCTGCTGGCATGAACTATGCAACTGGTGGATTTGCTCAAAATCAATCATATCAAACTGCAACTCAAGGTCAAACATTATTTACAATACCATTTCAATATGATATTGGTGGTGCTAATCTGTATGTTTTTGTAAACGGAAGCAAACAAATTAATACATTAAATTATGTAGAAACATCAAATACATCAATTACCTTTTCATTTGGATTAAATTTGAATGATGTTGTTGAGTTTATAACTGCATAGGAATAATTAATGCCTAATATGCTATTTGCTAATAACTGTAATACTACTTTAAATGGTGGTATTACTGCTATTGCAACTTCAATGGTTGTTACATCTGCGACAGGCTTTCCTGTTCCTACAGGTTCACAATATTTTTATTGCACATTAGCTGATGCAGCTACTCAGACAACGATTGAGATTGTTAAAGTAACTGCAGTATCAGGAACTACATTTACTATTGTTCGTGGTCAAGACGGAACTACAGGTACTATTTTTGCTTCAGGGGCTGTAGTATCTCTTCGATTAGTCCGTGCAAGTCTTAATGATTTTCCTAAATTAGACGAAACCAATACTTTTACTGCAGACCAAGCAATTACAGGTCAATTAACTTCTTCTGCTGGTTTAGCAACCACAGGAACATTTACTGCAACTGCTCCTAGCGATGGTCTAGTAATGGATTATGCGACTGGTTTTGGTCGTTTTAGCGCATTTGCTGGAGATGGTTTCCAATGGTATAACGCTGGTATAGCTAATACTAAATTAATGCAGCTATCTTCAACTGGCGTTATTACAACTGCTACTTGGAATGGTGCAACTATTGGTGTAGGTTACGGTGGAACTGGACTTACATCATTTACTGCTAATGGAATTATTTATGCTTCTTCATCAAGTGTATTAGCTCAATCTGCAAATTTAACATTTAATGGAACTATTCTTTCGTTAAATAGCACAGCTTCAACACAATCATTTAGTGGGTCTAATTTAAACATTGGTATTGGCACAGCTTTTTCTGCTGGTCAAACAGATATTTACACTACAAGCACTAATCCTATTGGTTTTGGAACAACTGGTTCTGCTGCCGTAAGATTTTTTACAAATTCAACAGAAGCAGCAAGAATTGACCCATCACAAAACTTTTTAGTTGGTGTTTCAAGTGTTGCTAGTGGTGTTAATCAATTAGTTGCTTCAAATCAAATACTTAGAACTATTAATGTAGGAACAATTAATGGTAGCTCTAGTGCAACAGTTCAAATAAAAACTAATCCAGGCAATACATCACAATCAGGAATGGATATTTATGTAACTGGGTTTGAAACAACAAATTCAGGCTCTATTTACATGAAGGCTCAAGCTATAGTTCATTGGGCTAGTGGGTCTATGAATCAATATGGAATAGGAAGCACTAGCTACAATGAAAGCCTTGGAAATGGTGATTATCGTACTTACAGCGGCGCTTCTTTATCTATTTCAAATTCGAGCAACAACGTAAATTTAACAATTACTAATTCAGGTGGCTCTGCTATTAATCTTGTAGTAGTGACAATCCAAGAACATTACAGCTAAAGGTCTAAAAATGACAACATTAATTCCAAAATATGACTTAAAAAATGGTGGTACAACACCTACAGGCGCCATTAATAGACCTTTTAATGAAAAATTAAATGAAATTGTTAGCGTCAAAGATTTTGGTGCTATTGGTGATGGTGTAACAGACGATACAGTTGCTTGTCAAAATACTATAAATTATGTTTGTTCTTCTGGTGGTGGAATAGTATTTTTTCCTGCTGGAACTTATTTATTAAATGGTCAAGTAAATACCAATTCAGGGGCCGATACAACATTAAATGGCTTATTGATTCCTTACACAAATCCAAATGGAGAAACTGGAAGGATTCTTATTCGTGGTGCAGGACAATCCACAATTCTTAAAGCTGGTAGCAATAATATGTATGTTATTCGCTTATCAGATAGTCATTGTGGAGTTGAGCATTTAACTATTGATGGAAATAGCAAAACTTCTGTTTATGGAATTGGATTGGTTCCTGAAAACGTAGCCACAAATACCGCAATAGTATTTCAAACATTTAATAATTTTTTTGATTTATATTTGTCAGGACTTACAGAAGGCATTATTTTTAGATGCGGTGTTCCTGTGGGCGGTGCTGATAGTGGTTGTTGGTATAACAATTTTACTGATATAGCTATTTATTATTGCACTCGTGGTTTATGGTTTGCAGGAGCTTCAGGTCATTCTGCTGGTAACAATAGAAATAACTTTAATAATGTTCGTATTGGACAAAATACAAATACTGGTATTCAGATTGATGAAGGCGGTACAAATATGTTTTTTGGTGTTCACATGGAAGGTGTTACTGTAGGTACTTCTCCTAACACAAATCCAACAGGTATAAAAATTGCTAGTGCTGGTCTTTCTGGTGCAGATAATAACGGCAATAAATTTTTTGGTTGTATTCAAGAATCTTGTACTGTAAGTTTAGTAAATGCAAATCTTTACTCAGAGTTCTATGGTTGTGATTTTAGCTATCCATATTCAATGGTTTTGACAGCAATGCCAAAAGTAATGATTGGTAGTGATGCTTCTTTAAATGTTCAATTAGGGCCTTGGGGAGTTTATCAAACTGATGGAGAAATACCTGGTTATATAAATGGATTAACACTTAATGGTGGTGTTGAGTTTGATTTAGGTGGCAGCGTTGCTGGAGCGTTAAATTATTCTGAAACTTCAGGCTCAACAAGTGTTGCCAACGGTGCAACCTTTAATATTACTGTTCCACAACCTAGAAAATATCAATTATTATCCGTTTACTCATCTAATAATTTAAATCAAGGTGTATTGGCTTTAGTACATGGTGATGGAACTGGAAATATTATTGTTAATGCTATTGTAAATAATGGCGGAGCATCTTTAAGTGGAACTGGTGCAGCTACAGTTCAAGTTACAAATAGTTACGGTGGAACAGCCAATATTGCATGGTCGTTGACTCCAATCTCATTTGCTGTTTAATAAAGGAATAAATTATGTCTAATACTTATACTTGGGTTATTGAATCTTTAGATTGTATCCCATCCATAGATGGTCAAACTAATGTTGTATGTAATGTTCACTGGCGTGTTAAAGCCACAGATGGTACATTTAATACTGTTATTTATGGTACTCAAGGCTTAACTTATACAGCAGGAAATCCTTTTATTTCTTATGAAGGACTTACTAAAGAAACCGTAATACAATGGGTTCAAGAAGCTATGGGAATTGACCAAGTTATGAATATTCAATTAGCTTTAGATAAACAATTAGATTCTTTAGCAAATCCTCCAATTATTTCACCTGCTCTTCCTTGGGATATGAAATGAAAACATTTACACTAGAAGACCAAGAAGCAGCATTTATCCTCCGTGTAGTAGGGCAATTACCTACTGAATCAGGAGCATATCCATTGCTTCAAAAGCTACAACAACAGTATGCTTTAATTACTGAAGAACCACCAAAAGCGGAATAATATGACAACCACTTACTCACAATCTAGGGACGCAGTTATTAATGGGGCACTCCGTGTATTGGGAGTAATTGGTGCTGGAGATAGCCCAACCCCACAAGACTATCAGAACTGCTCAGAAGCCCTAAACCTGTACATCAAACAACTACAAACTAAGGGTATGCCCTTATGGTTAGTAGAAGACCTCCCAGTACCTATGGTTGCAGGTCAATATACCTACACATTAGGCCCAACAGGAGATGTAGTCTGTGACCGCCCATTA